TATGTGTTTTAAGGATCGATATGGTTATAGGTATATCAACTCTTACGCTTATAGTATGTGTAGAGAAAAAATAGCACCAGAGATTGGTCGAAGAGTTGGACTATCAAATAAGGGTAAACCTAAGTCACCAAAACACATTCAAAAAATGAAGGAAGGCATGGCAGGTAAGCACAAGGGCAAGAAGTTCTGTAACAAAGATGGTGTTACGAGACGGGTTCCTTTAAAAGAATATGAACAACTCTTAAAGGAAGGGTGGGTGCCAGGAAGAATTCTTACGCCAGAAGGTACACAAAAGTGTAAAGAAAATGGATATAGGCAAAGGGCTAATTTAGATAAAAGTCCTAGTCGTATTATTTCCCGCCAGCGGATGGGGTAAAATAGAAACCTATTATCGCGCCCAAAGTGGCGATTGAGACCAAAGCGATGTGCCCTGTTGTGATTGTTGTGGTGATGTCTGCTCCGCTTGGGAATGTGACGAGTCCCCAGAGGATTCTAACTGCTTCTTTATTCTCTGGTGGGGTGAATGTGATAAGTTCGACTCCTGGCCAGATTGTGCAAAGAATGGAGATGACGAAAAAGTTGAGCATCCCAATAAGAGCAATGATCCGACGAGTAGCACGAGTAAACATAGATGTTTCTGCATTGGCTTCTCCAAACATAGCCTTTTGTAAATCTTTACTTGCATTTGATAAGGCTAAATCTCTTGCAAGTTCCCGCTGAGCTGCAGCGGCTTTAGCATCGGCTATTCCTGCGAATAAACCCCCGACCATCTTCAAAATTGATCCCATACCAGTGGCACCAAGTGTTGTAAGTAACATTGTAATCAATCCGAACATAAATCTATTTATAATAAATTAGTTCTTAAATAATAAACAGTTATAAATAGATTTAACTAGACTATGCTTTGAGGCCGTATGGCATTACATAATTGGTGAAATAATCCAAATTATTCCGTATGGCAGAAGAACTTACATTAGAAGAAGCAAAGAAACTCGTAGCACAATTTAGTGATCCAAAGCATTTAAATAAAGAGCATGAACTCTTTAAATCTGCTGCTGCAAAGCTACTTGAGGAAACTGATCCGGCATTTGAATACGAATACGAAGCTGAAGAGGAAGTCGAAGTTAAGATAAAGGATAGCGGAAACTTCTTTAAACAGGTGAAAGACTATGGTGCCGAGGTTGTAAATAATGTTCAATCATTAGGTGCAGCTGGTTCTGTAGCATTTAGTTCTGCTACATATTTCCAAGGAGTTGAGGCTATCGAAACAACTCAAGAGGTGGCAGCGGTGGTTGAATCTGTAGAGGCAGACTATAATCAAACTCTTGCTTTCTATTTTATGGAAGAAATGAGTAATAGGATTATGGCTATGGTTGATATACCTGTTATTGGTGCACCCCTTGAAGCTATTTCAAATACGATGTCGGATGTTGCTGACAATATGGAAACATATGAAGAAAGAGAAGAGAGAAAAGCAGCAGAGGCAGAAGAGACTACCGAAGAGATAACAGAGGAAGTTACTGAAGAGATAACTGAAGAACAAACACAATCTGAAGAAGTTACTGAAGAACAAACGCAATCTGAAGAAGTTACTGAAGAGGTAACGGAAGAACCATCTGAAGAACAAACCCAATCTGAGGAATCTGCCGAGGAAGCAGAATCTGATAATAAACAAGAACAACCAAAGGACAATAATGAGAATGAGCGTGGAGAAGAGTCGAAAAATGAAGAAAGTAATGGGGAAGCTGATCGAAGCGAAACCACATCTGACGTACAAACAGATTCTATTCAAAGCGAAACAAATGATAGCGGGTACATAGACAATGATCTAGATCCAATTACGCCACATCAAGATTTTCCTATAATGACACCGATTGATGCCATTGTAGCTTCTCCTGCAGGTCCAGCCAAATCCTAAAATGATTAAAGAAATATTTCAACAAATTGATTCACAGTTACTCAAGCTAGGTATATTATCTTTTGCCTTACTTGGTTTACTATTTCATATACTACCAAAGAGCGATAAGAAACAGGAAGCTGTTGGCTTCTTTGGTGAAATCCTTAACTTCGTAAAAGCATTCTTCAAAAAATGAAAAAATTATTACCATTCCTATTCATCGGTTCATTCTTATTCGCGGAATCTCCTGCGGTAAACCCTCCACCTCCTGGTGCAACTATTCCATCCGCATCAATAGTCAATGGTAATTTTGAAACTGGGGATCTCACAGGATGGACATTCACTGGTGAAACAGAAAATTCTTTCAGTTCAAAAGTTGAAGGAGGAGATTTCAGCGGTGCAACTGATTGGGCAAATAACTTTGGATTCTTTACACCTGCTCCAATGGAAGGTAACTATTCTTTCTTTAGTGGATTTGATGGGCCTGTTCAAGAAATTACTTTGTCGCAGGATATTGGAATCATTGATGAATGGACAACTGCAGTTTCGTTTGATGTACGAGCAGGTTGGGATTTAGAAACGTATGCAAATCAAAGTGGATACGAAGCAATTGAGGATCGTACGATTAAAGTGATTATCACCGATAATAATACTCAAGAAACATTATTGAGCCAAGATCTATTCAATGCTGTTGGAAACACAAAGGTTCTTGATAGTGGTTACCAGAATGTTGGGATCAACTTCCAAAATATCGTTGGCTCTGATGTTACAATGTCCTTTGTTCAGAATATCCCTCAAGCTTATACTGGTCCAGCTTTGATTCAGTTAGATAACATTAAGTTACAACAAACTTATGTTCCAGAGCAAAGCTCTTATGCTTTGATTGCAGGATTCTTAGCTTTCCTTTATGTTGCTATAAAGAGAAGGGGTTAACCTCCTACAAAGACGTTTGAAGAACCGGTAGCAGCTGCGCCACCGCATGATACTGCATCACCAACACGTCTTTGTGGCTTATAATTAGTAAACACTGATCCAGAACCGACTGAACCAACCCCACCATGGGGAGGACAAACGCCACATCCATGACTTTCATACGGATCACCTACACGATGTGCTGGAGCTTTATTAATAAATACATTACCCGACCCTCCTGCAGTAGGTCGACCAGGATAACATCCGTGGCCAGTACATTTGTCTGGCATATGTCTATGCGCTGCTGGCATCTTCTATAATTTCTCCTGTTGTATAGTCCATTGGCGGAAACTTATCAAAAAATTCTTTAAGAGCATCACTAATTTTTATGCTCATGGTGTTTTGAATCTGCTTTGTATATGTATATACATCAGATCTGAATGCTGGATCTTCGCCGTCCTCCGTTATTTTGACATCATACCGTATTTTGATGTCTCGCCCTTTAAATGTACCAGGATCAACGTTTATCGCAAAAATAAATTGTGTCATCGGATCATTAGGAGGTGGCCATCCCCTTTTACTGAATTTTTCATTCGTGATAATATTTTTCCAAGATATAGACGTATTTGGAAATAAACCAGCACCGAATTTTCCATTATATGCAGTAGAGAATTGTATGTTAGTATATGAGATGGTATGATATGATGTACTATAGTAAACTCTCCCCTGATCTAGATCTATGTCATAATATGCCATACCGTTCAATACATTTTGATATTCATTTTCGAATTCGGTTTGGTTTTGGTATATTCCCTTAAATGCTATTGACGTTGCGGTATATGCTCCGCTGTATGTGCTATTATCTAAGACATCATTGAATGAAGGAGTTACATTGACTTCCCCTTCACTTGCTGGTATCGGATTAGATATAACTTCAAATCCCACCAATTCTTCTTCTTTTGTTGGATCGAGAATCAATTGTCCAACCCAACCATACAATGTATGCGAAAATTGTTGAAATGTATCAGATCCTGATAGCGATTTTGTGACATTTGCCATAAGAAGTATTTATATGGTTTACACCCATAAGATGTTGTGGTATAATAATATATGAAATCGCTTATCCCTTTTAATAATCTAGTTTAACAACTTGTTCAACAATTTTTTAATTTTTTGAGAGTATTTTTTAAAAATTTCCTAAGTCGTTGCCTATCAATAAGATAAAACCGGTGTACACCTGGAGATTTTATGGTATAATTAATACTGTAACCAACTAATAGAAGATTTAAAATATTATGAACAACAAGATTACTTACGAAGAATACGACTTTATGTGGTTTGATCTCCGTGCAGGAAAGATCACCGAAGAAGAGTGGAGAGAGTTCTGCGATGCTCTTTTTAAACAGACTCGTGAAGAGAATAAGGATGTGAAGATGGCTGAAGCTAAATAGGAACACAGATATAATAGTAGTATGACACAAGTAATTAAATTGATCGCTCTCCTCATAATAGTAGCAGTAGTTTCTATCTTCGAAGGCCTTTGGCTTCAATCTATCATAGAACACTTCAATGGCTCAATTCACATCCTAGCTAGTATAGCAATTGTATTGGTGATTGGAGCTATTACACCTAAAGCTTTACAAGGCCTATTACTACTATCACTCTTTATTGCCCAGTGTTATATCTGGTTCTTTTAACGCTCATTATTAACAAGTGAACAATATTCATAGAAAGATTGAGAAAGACATTATGAACAAATACGAAACAATAGCAACGATTAAAACAGAGTGCGACACACTCTTCGAGATTAAAGATCTAGTAGCGGACTTCTTCATCAATAACCGAGACGAAGAAGTGGTAACTGTAGAGGATGATAAGCTTGGTAAGTTTGAATTCTCAATCTATGCTTCAGATATTGTCCATAACATCAATTTACAATTGCAAGTTGCACACTTTGGTGGAACGCTGGAATCAGAATTAAAGGAACTGTAATATAATAATAGTATGAAATACTTAATATTATTCTTAACTCTTATTAGTACGGCATTTGCTCTTCATACTGACGAAGAGATCATTGCCACGACACTCATTCTTGAGGCTGGGGGTGAATATTCTCTTGGTGCGATGGAGGCAGTACATGAAGTGATTCATAATCGATCAATCAAACGGAAGAAATCAAAAGCCGAAGTCTGCCTTCAACGTTGGCAATTCTCTTGTTGGAATGGAAAGGCAATAAACAGTAATATCGCAAAGGCACGAATGCACCCTCGATGGAGTAAGGCGATGAAGATTGTGACTTCTCGATATGTCACAAATTACACAAATGGTGCGGATCATTATCACGCAGATTATATCACAACACCTTATTGGGCTTCGAGTATGAAGAAGACAACCAAGATAGGTAAACACATCTTTTATAAATAATACAGCTATGAAGAAACTAATCATTACACTAATCGGTGCAGCATTAATTGCATCATCTACATACGCTAATCATCATATTGATGGAGCTATCCGCGATGGAATTATCGGCGGAATTATTGGAGGAGTTATTGGTAATAACACTGGAAGCGGAGACAGCGAAACTGGAGCTTTGATCGGAGCTGTAAGTGGAATTACGAATGGAATTCTTAATCGCAGTCATCGGCCGATTCATCACCCACGTAGAGTATATACGCCGCGTCATTCATGCAGTCAAACGACTGTTATTTATGATAAGGTGTGGGTAAGGCCCGTATATAACTATGATGTATATGGAAATCGATATGTCATTCGGGAAGGCTATTGGAAAACGGTAAAACGGCATATTTCTACGCCTCGAGGCTGTTGCCCGTAAAATTTTTATTTACATCTCATTACAATTATTATATTATTAGATTATGACTGAAAAACAGAGACTCGCGTTTATTAAAAAGACAGCTCGCCGACTTGATCGCCAACGGAAGGGTTTACCTGCTCGAGGGCGGATCGCTAAGGCTAAACCAAAGTTTGCAGAAGATTATGTTGACTTTGCGCCAAAAGAAGCAAGTTCATACGATATTCATGATGAATTTGAACTAATGACGAAATACACCGCTGATTCATACGTAGATCTAAGCGAATAATAATTATGGCAAAAGTACTTGATAAATATAATCGTGTTATAGCCAACGATTCGAAATATACTGGCGAGGAACCTCAATGGGATGGATGTGAAAACTGGGATCCTATTAAGTTTATGAAAAATCGGAATCGCATGTTTGGATTCTATAACTATTACTTAAGTGCTAAAGATCTTAAAGTATTTGCTCTTGAGTGGATGAAAAAGAACGGCTATAATAAAGATCAGATTAAGATCATTAAGAGCCTTCGAGATACGCAACCTTCTGTAACCACATCTAAATTGTGTCGAGCTATGAACAACGGTATGGCACCTACATGTGATGGATGTATGGATTACTATAAAGATAAAGCGGGTTATTCTGGAGCTAAACCTCATAATGATTATGAGCATGTAAAGAAAGAGATCGATAGCCTTCTCGGTCAAAACACTCAACCAATTGTTACTGTCGAAGAAGATGCGACTAATGTGCCTCAAAAGCCAAAGACAAATATCAGTCCTATTGAAAGGCTACGAAATAAGGTAATTACAACGGTGTGTCGCGATCTAGATTGGATGCTTGATGATTGGATTAATTCTGAAACGAAAGTATACGGAATTAATCTATATGCATCGCTTAAGACAAATGCAATTCCATCTGCTGGATTAAAGTATGTTAATGAGTGGTTAATACGTCAGCGAGATGAATTAAATGGCGCCATTGAAGGTGACCCAGACAGCGTAGAAGGTTATTCATATCTCTCAAAGGCTGGTATTCGTAATCGAATTAAAGAGCTTGATAAGATGCTCTCTCAGCTTGATAAGTACAAAGCTACGCACACTAATGCTCGTAAACCGCGCAAGAAGAAGGTGCAATCTGCAGAGAAACAGGTTAAAGCTCTAAAGTATTTGAGTGAATCTGACGAATATGCAATCACATCTGCAACCCCGGTCCGAATTCCTGGTGCTAGAAAGGTCTATACTTTCAATATTAAATACCGAAAGTTAACAGTCTATACATGTGAATCAACAGAAGGAATTGTCGTTAAAGGTTCTACTCTTAAGAACTTCGATGAGAGTCAAAGTTATAGTATGGCACTCCGTAAACCAAATGACGTTCTTAACGCCATTGTGACAAAAACAGAAAAGCAAAGTCAAAAGATTATTGATGAACTTAAGACTAAGCGTAAACCAGCAAACGGTCGAATCAATGATCAAACTCTTATTCTTAAAGTAGTATAATGGCAAAAAAGATACAAATCAAAAACTCAATGACTCGAGAAGAGCTAACGCTTCAGGCAGAAATGCTCGTTCATAAAGACAATATGTCATACGCAGAAGCGATTTGTCATTTGTGTGAACAACGAATGATTGATCCTGAAGATATGGCAAAACTCGTGAGAGGTCCATTAAAAGTTAAGCTTGAAGCAGAAGCTATGAATCGCAATATTATTAAAAGAACTACTGCTACTCTTTTTAAATGAACGGATATCAAGCATATAGTCTATACAGTTCTATTAAGCTTCACTTCTCTCAAGAAAAGTATGATGCATTTAAATACAACTTTAAGGCAAATATAAAACAGTCTTCATTTGAAAAGAGAAGAGATCGTTATTTCTTTGATAAAATTGCAAGGAAATATCCAAAAGATTCAGATCTAAAGCTATTCTTCGTTGATAACATTATGTCAGAAAAAGAATGGATCGGGGAAATGGATCATGATATTCATGCAAAACGCGATTCATATCGTCAAGCACTTTACTATAATTTTCAAAATGAAGTTAAACTTATACGAGAACATGCGTATAAATATAACCTCGACTTTGATGGAGTATGTAAACCAAACTCTACCAAATCCGATAACCTCCTACTTAATCTCTATATGAGTCAAAAGGTATCAGCTGATACTCTCGTGATTATAGATTATTTTGTGGGTTTTATCAAAAGCCTGAAGCGGCAATTGCGTGATCCACTTGGTATCACAAAATCATCGCTTCTTATACTAAGCAAATACCAACAATTCCTTATTCCAATGATTAACGCAAGTGAAAGCAAATATCGCGAAAGACTCATTTTGCTGTTTACAGATAAGCCTAATCAATATAATATAGAATTTGTCGGTATTAATAATACACCGCAATAAAATAATAATATACTGTAAATACTATGTCATTCGCAAACCTAAAACAAAACCGTGCAGCAGCAATCGATAAGCTAATTAACGCAGCTTCTAAAGACACTGAAAAGAAGTCTTATGGAGATGATCGCTTCTGGACACCAACCGTAGATAAAGCAGGTAATGGCTATGCTGTTATTCGCTTCTTGCCAGCACCTGAAGGTGAAGATCTTCCATGGATCAAATATTGGGATCATGGATTTAAAGGCCCAACAGGTCGTTGGTATATCGAAAACTCTCTCACATCAATTGGTCAAACAGATCCAGTAAGTGAGATGAATACGCAACTGTGGAATACAGGTCGTGAAGAAGATAAAGAGCTTGCTCGTATGCGTAAGCGTCGCCTTCACCACGTCTCAAATATTCTTGTTGTCTCTGACTCTGCTAATCCTGAAAATGAAGGTAAAGTTTTCATTTATAAGTATGG